GCTACAAGGGCGAAAGTTTATGTCTTAGATCTCCAATAATACTAGGCACAACTTTTGAAGTGCTTGAAGATTGCATAAGTTTTTGTAATCCCGACGCGCCGCCGGATGGTCCATCATCAGATTACTATCAGGATATAAAGGACTTCATATGTGCTGAGTGTTGTGGTGGCGGTGAACCATGCACTTCGCCATATTGTGACTCGATTGGATGTGGGTATTGGAATTGTAATAAGGATTGTGGTGCAGGGTTGACATCATTAAGATTTGCAGTCAAAGATGTAACAATAATAGATCGAAAATATAATATTCTGTATAAATTGTTTACATATTACATTGATGGTAAAAAGATCGAAGATTGTGTTCCGGTAGTGGGCGATGATCCTTATATTGCTTCTCTTCCAGCTTGCAATAAACCTACCATAATAATACAAAATCCAAACACAATTGGTCGTTGTTGCACAGAAACTGTAAATAAATTTACAGGTAAAGTTGGAGATGGTGTTAACGACCCTCAATGCTTAGCATGCACACAAACAACAAAATCAAATTGTAATAATGCGACATGGTCATCTGGGACATGTACTCCTGGAGTTCCTGGATGCGATGCATGTAATTCTACAGGTTGTTGCTGTATGAAAGATCCAAATAATCCAAGTGCAGCTGCACCATACGATAGGTGTAGCGCGCAGGCTTGTAGAAATTGCGAAAGAAGAGGAGGAAAATGGGTTTCTTGTGCTTCGTGTGGGGAAACTACGAGTGAGGGTGCACCATGTAATTGTGCCGATTTAGATTGGACCAATCCGAATAATCCTACATTAAAACCAGGGTTTAAACCCAATCCTCCTCTCTCGCCTCCAAAAGAAAAGGGATCAATAAATTTATCAACAAAGCGAGTTTAAACAATATAAATATGAGTTGAAGGTTAATTATATAAATGACATTACAATTTAGATCTAGAATTACATCTGCGATTGATTATACCAAAGAATTGACGGCATATGGTGTATGTTGTGAACATGATATGTCACCTACCTCACCAAATGATCCAACACCAAAAAATACATTTAGACCATATACATCAACCGCAAATAAATGTTATTCTGATCAAAATTCTGAAAGTTACATAACAAGAACCTTTTATCCCAATGTTGATATAGGTGACATAAATTGTGCTTCAGCGGCAGATTTGGGTTGTTGTTGTTCATGTGGATATGCAAAACAATCATCCCCAACTGATTATTCTGAATTTTTAAATGATCCAAAGTTATTACCATTTGATTTGGTTGTCGGTGAAGACGAAAAATGTGATATAAACGAATACGACATTGAAATAGCACTACACCCAGAAGTTGGAATGCGAAACGGGGTTGCACAATGTGAATGTGCCAGAATCGGTGGTGTTTGGAAAAAAGGTAAATGCCCGATAGTTGAATCTGAAACTCAGGCGCCAGATGTTGTTTTTGATCAGTATGTCCCTTATTACCATTGGTATTGGGATGAGTCTTTAGCAGACTGGGTATCAAGACCAACAACGGGTGACAATAGTAAAACACAATTAATAAAAACACACTGTTATAAAAAAGATGCTTTAACATCTACCGGAAGCATTGACGATCCTCCACCAGCTCCAAAAGGAACATGTTGTATATCGCCCATTGTATATGGCGATTATAAATATTGTCATGGTACTGCGGTTACACAAATAGAATGTCAGGAACTGGCAGATCCAAGTTCTGATGTGGGCAGTATTTATCCCGGAAGAAATGGGGGTTACGAATGGCAGGCAAGTCCGGATGGAGAGATTGTAGATTGCAATGTCTGTCTAAGTGATCCAATAGAGGGAGTATGTTGTCCTAATATTGATAATGAATTTTATGGAAACCCATTCAAGTGCTTTAAGGGTATTGAAGCTTCTTTATATGATTCAGAGTTTGGTCAGACATCGGATCACCCATGCGCCAATCTTCCAGGTTTCAATCCGACTACTGGAAAGGGTTATGATTATAAAGAAAATGAAACATCGTGTGCAACATGTCCAAAGAAAGGATTATGCTGCAATGATAATTTAGGGGTATGTCTTGGTCTTAAATTTCAAAATGAATGTATTTCATCTGGTTCTGGTTTTAGATGGGTGGTAGTAACTACCGAACAAGAGTATAGTGATGAATGTGGGGATAATGCATGTAATTTCCCAACAGGTAGATGTTGTGTGATTGAATCCGATAGATCCTCCTCTTGTTATGACAATGTTACAGAATATCAATGTGAAGTTGAAGGAATAAACAGTGGTCCTAAAGGAACATGGACACAAGGTCAGGTGTGTGGATCTGATCCTGATGTCACCTGTGGTGTTGGTTTATGCTGCGATTATGCAAATAATATTTGTTCTGGTGGAAAAACAATAGAAACCTGTTCTGGACCCGATAAAGTATTACATGTAAATAAAACAGGAGCAGAGTGTGCAGATGTTTGTCATTTTAATAAGGGATGGTGTTGCTCCGTAGATGAATATGATACAAATGATGATGGATCAGACGATGTTATTTGTCATGGGTTTGTAACCAAAAACACATGCGATAATATTAGAAATACTAATAGATTTCAATTTACTATATTTAACAATAGAGACGATGAAAATGAAGGATGCGCCGTCGGATGTCCTGGATTTACAAATTCGTTGTCAATCTGCTGCGAAGATGCAAATACCCCCACAGATGGTTTCTTTGAAACCTGTGTTGAACCAACTACTCCCGGTGACTTTGTAACTGAACTGGAATGTTTATTTACTAAAAATGGTCCAGATGGAAATGGTGATTATACATTTACACCCAGAACTAATAGAAAATGGTATGATAATACAGACACATGTTCTGTATGCGAAACACAAACTCTGGGATTATGTTGCAACTATACAGATAATACCTGTTCGACAACAACAGAGGCAACTTGTACGGATCCTGCATCTGGTGGAAATGTAAATAATGAATGGGGAATTGAAGGTGGTTGCACTAACTGTAATTTTGAAGGACTCTGTTGTTATGTCGAGGTTGGTTCAGATGGATCATTGATTCCAAAGTGCGAAGACGATGTTAAAAAATTCACTTGCATAAATGAAAAACAAGGAATTTGGAATATTGATGGAACATGTGCAACTAATGGTTGTGGATGGGGTGTATGCTGCAATATGAATGGTGTCGCAAATGCTCCATCATGTCAATTAGCAAGAAATGGAAAACTCGCTGGATACGATTCCGGTTCATTTCCGGAACAAGTTTGTCCTTCTGGAAATTTTAAACCATTTACACCAGGAGAAATATCACAAGCAGGAAATTGGAGTACACAATTTGGTTTTACTGATCCAAACACTCCTGGACCAGCAGAAAAAATATGTTCAAATGTAAATGTATTTGATTCAAACTTTAATTGGTTTAATACTCTAATACCAACTACTACTCTATTCGAATGTAGAGCATGCAATCGTCTATGTGATTATAATGGTAGTTTTTGTAAAGATTTAAACTGTGGTTCAGGAGGAGTTCCTTGTGGTCCTTTAAGTCCAGGATGTCAGTGTAGTTATGGCACTTATGATGTATATGAAACGGTAAATAATTCGAGATGTGGAGATACATGGAAAATTGGAGCATTCTGTGATACTTGCGATACTGATCCACCATCCTGGAGCATGCAAGCAATATATCAAGGAGGCGATGGCCTTCTACAAGAAGGAGAAAATGTAACTGTACAACTAACAGGAACAGGACTAAATCCAACACTTGGTGCGTTTGGAATAACTTACGCTATATCCGCTATATCAGGAAATATATCTGCTGCAGATTTTTCTCCATCAACACCACCCAATAATGGAACTTTTAATTTTACTGCTGGAGGTACAGAAAGATCTTCACAGTTTTCATTAACAACTATTGCAGATTTCACAACAGAAGGCGATGAAACATTCTCTGTGAAGACGACATCGCCTATACTTAATCTTCCAATCACAATAAAAGATACTTCAAAATCTGCAGATTACAAATTACTTATTTTGGACTCATTTGACACTGAAACCACTGATTTTGATTTGGATGAAAGAATTGATACTTTTAGAAAAATAAAATTTACATATGGTACAAATCCACCTCCTTCAGGATCCACATATAGTTGGGCAATTACAGGTAGTAATATAACTACTGGTGATTTCTTAAGTCTTAGTGGATTGACTGGTGTGTTTACACTTTCTAATGCAAATTCGTTTGCCGATTCTATAACTTTAACAGTCAATAAAGATAAAGCAACAGAAGGAAGCGAAGACTTTACATTCACTGTTAATACAAGTCCCACTACTTTCATAGCACAAACATTTAATATTCAAGATACAGCACCGGCACCAACTTATAATCTAACAAGGGATAGAGAATTTATAACCGAAGGCGCAAATGATCTTATAACATTTAATTTCAATGTTTATAATGAAGATCCCGGAACAACATATACATGGGCAATCAGTGGGACAAATATAACAGAGGCCGATTTAAATTTAACTAGTTTGAGTGGTGCTTTTACTTTAGCAAATGGAGACTATACAGAGTGGACTGAAATTGTTGGATTTACGGGAGCGACGGGAGATAGTGTCGAAGGAACGGAAACCTTCACATTTACGGTTTCTAGACTAGGATCTTCTGTTGCTTCTATATCAGGAAATCAAATAAGAGAAACCTCAAATCTTAGTTTAGATTTTATCGGCAATGATAATTACTATGAATCATCCTCATTATCAACTGCCCCTGAAGGATCCTTTATTCGAACTAGATTGAAAGCAATAAACATTCCGGCTGGGACAACATTTCCATTCAGAATATATGGTCCTGGAATAACACAGAGTGATATTGAACATTCTACATTGTCTTGGGATGGGTCTGGTTTTACTGGAATATTCGAAATTCGAAATACAAATATTGTCGGCGGCGCGGCATTACCTGCTATTGCTGGTTATGATACAAATCTAATTCCTTTACTTAAGGATTATGTAACAGATGGTGGTGAAACATTCCATGTCTATTTGATGTCTGGTCCAAATTTAACGACTTATAGTCCAACAATTGGTATCACATCTACCAATTTAACGGTGCAGGATTGGTATAAAGATCCTCGCATTGAATATAGTTTTATACCAACCACTACTGTTGATCCAGATAATAGCAGAGCACTTGCAGAAGATGGAAGTCTTGCTCTTGTTACTATTCCAAGAGGGTTTACTCTCACCATGAAAACCTTTAATTGGAATGCTTCCGGAAAAACTTTAATAGCAAATATTACTTCTTGGAATGGTTACAATGTAACACCTAATGATTTTAATGGTGTATGGAGAACATCAACAAGTTCTTCATCTACTATTGGCACTAAAACTGATTATCTTGGGTTATTCAATCAAATATACGGAAATACATTACTTGGAATTACATTATTAGGGCCAACTGGAGTATATATTTCTGCAGAAGGAAGTAATAACAACGAAGGATCTACTGGATTAATTCAATATTTCTTTGAAATCAAACAAGATGCAATCACAGATGTCGATCCTTGCGGGGCTAATAGGTTTGAAGGATTTACATTTAGTGTTCCATCCGGACAAACTCTTGCTCGACCATATTCAGGTCCAGCGACACTCACCGGAGTGACATCTAATTTTATCATATATGAAACCTCACCAGCACCAACAACTGCAAATTTCATAGTATACGAAAATGATGTAATTTTAAGTGGATCAAACCCAACAGTAACTGAAGACGATATACTTAAAATAGATTATGTGGTTAGAAATGTTTGCAATGCATCTCAATTAGCAGTTCAAATAAATGGAGCCGGCGGCGACATTACTTCTGATGATATAGACTTTAGTTCTAGTTCTATATCGGAATCTCAATTTAATGGATGTTTTGATTTTTCTATCGCGGGAACATTTGCATTGGGAACTGCAAGTAATCCAATAACATTAGCATTTAAACAGGATGACATTAAAGACACTGAAGATTTAACAATAAAAGTTTATAGAAATCCATGTAGCACATACTACAATTCAACATCACAGTCATATAATTATATCGGAAACGATTTATTAAGCACAATAAACATTGGTATCGGAGACGGAGCTCCGCCCGAACCGAGAGGACACTGCTGTAATCCAGTAACCGGATGTAACGCATGTGCACCAAACGGATGTTTGGAGTCCGATTGCTCACCTAATCAAACATTCACAACTGCTTGGTTTCCTCATATTGGTGCTGTTTGTCCGACACCCGCTGGCGGCCCGAAAAATTGTTTATACTATCCGGATGGAGAAGATTGTTCCGCCTGTTGTGGCAAAAAGAGGATATGGTGCTGCAATCCATCAACAGGAATTGCAACAAACACATGTGTAGATGGTCCGGCGTTTTCTTGTCCAGAAGGTCAATATGCAGTTTCTCAACAAAGTGATTGTGTTCAAAAAGTAACATGCTGTAATGATTTTAATAATACTTGTACCATAGCAAATAAGAATCCAGGTTGTCTTGGTGCATTCGAAAGAACTGTACCATATTCTACCGATTGCTCTGTTTGTAATTTTGACACCGTAGATCCTGCGTGTAATCTAGGAGCAAAATTTGATTACAATGTTTCTTGGCCAGTACCAATTGATAATCGTTTAGAATATAATAATAGTGCATTTGCTGGTACTCAATATCCTGGATCACCTATATTTGATAATCAAAATGTTATCAACACATCACCAGATAATATGATGGAATATCTGTGTAGTACTGCTGTCTGTTGTGGTGGCAATGGCGAATCATGTGTCAAGAAAGTATATAATTGGTTTTCTACTGGTACAAAAACATCAAGTGGATGTGAAGGTCAACCAGACTATGATCAAAATCCACTGTGGGGGGAACAAACACAGTTTTATTCTGCATGCAGCCATGCGGCAAAAAACAGTTGGACACCCACTACAGATTTAGATGGTGAGAGTACAACTCCTGAGCAATTTTATCAAAACTACATTTATAATGCACTAACCCCCAATTGGACACCACATAAATGCAGTAATTGTTCATATGGTGTATGTTGCAAATTAGATAAAAATAATGGGACAACTGAGTGTCTTGGATCTAGAGTCTCTAGAGCATGGTGCAATGCAAAAGAAGATAATAATACTGATACAACAAAAGTAATTCGTTGGATATCGAGTTATCATCAATGTAAAGGTTTTCATACTGTTGCATCGAATGGCACTTCTATAACCGGACCTTTTACTCTCCAACCATATGATTGTGAAATTTGTAAAGAAATTGTAGATTTAAATTATCTCTATCCCGGCGCATGGAATCAAAGAGATTTCTGGCCAGGATCACTTCCAAAAAATACACATGTTACTGCGTGTGTAAACTGTAAACCAGAAGGAGATCCATCTGGTGGAGAACCATCTGGAAAACAACAGGGTGGAGGTCACGATCCGTTATACGAAAGATTCCAAGATTACTTTAACATGAATGTTAACAATAATCTTCAATTATTCATGAAATATCAATCTTTACCTGATAATTTCTCATCTGCAAAATATACTTTAGATCAAAATAGCACTGCAGAAAGTTGTTGTTTCTCATACAGAGAATCACCGAAGGGCGTTCAGTCACTTTCTTCTAATTTTGTAATTTCTAGAAATACACTGGTCGAGACAACACCCTGTATTTGTACTAATCCCGATTGTATCTGTAATTTTACAGATATTGATAAATGTCCAGGATATGATTATGATTTGTGTTGTGATGGTTGTAAAGGTGATCCACTCGGCAGATGCTGCAATCCAACTAATGGAACTTGCACAGAAGTAACAAGGGGTGCTTGCGAAAATAAAGGCGGTATTGGATGGGAGGCATATAAGCCATGCGATAGTACATCATGTGAAAGAGGAGCATGTTGTCAATACCTTAGTGCCGGGGGATTAGATGGCGATACTACTGGGTGTACGGAAGTTGCAAGATTTGAGTGTGAGTCGCCTAATCAATTTAGTAGAGGAGGATCATGTCCGGATGCATGTGATGGATCACCAAGACCATTAGGCGCATGTTGTAGATATGGAGTGTGTAGTGCTACAACTGAAGAAGATTGTTTTTTAATTTCACCCGAAAAGGGCGGTCAATATATTTCTTGGACTAACAGACCATGTGATCAGGTAGATTGTGGAGGAACCAGACCGGTTGCATGTTGTAAAATAGACGAGCCATGCTCAGTACGCTCCAGAGAGAGTTGTGAAAACGATGGAGGAACAGTTATTAATGAAGAGGGGTCGTGTGATGGGGTTGAGTGTGATGTGACACCCACATGGTTCTGTACTCAAGCGGAGGGAACCTGTTATCAAAAAGAGGAAAAGGGCGGTTATCAGGACGAATCTACATGTCGAGAAAATTGTAAAAACTATTCTTGTACTAATCCTGTCGCTGGTAATTGTACTAGGGTAAATGGGCCTGGATCTGAAACCGAAGAAGAGTGTCAAGCCAATTGTAAAGTAGCAGTATCATATAACTGCAATGGTTGTGTTTGCACAGATCCGAAAACTGGAAACGGTACATATACTACCTTTGATGCATGTCAAACAAATTGTTCAACATGTTTTGACTGCGTGAATAATAATTGTTTTGGAGGTAAATATAATGGAGACTTTAGGGATTTAGCGGCATGTGAGGCTAAGTGCGCTGCTCCGCCGCTGGATACGCCCGGAGCATGTTGTACATTTGTCAATGGTATAAATACATGTACTTATTTTTCCGGCACTGGAGGAACTCCAGGAACTAATGAATCTGCTTGCACTTTGAATAACGGTGTATTTTTTGCAAATAAAAACTGCACTGAAATCAATTGTGCTAATGATGTATGTTGCTGTGGTCAATTGTTTGATGGCACCAACAAATGTATCGTCTGCACGCAGCCATTCCCATGGAAGGGTGCTAAGTGTGCAAATGCGTCCGGCCCATGTTATGATGATTTATTTAATCCAACCATACCAACATCTAGAGAAGAATGTGAAGGACTACCATAATGGCAGGAGCATGTTGCATATCATCAGTAAATCCACCACTTGGTATATGTGCCATTACTCCCGATGATGTTACATGTAATGAAACATACGGAGGAATATATCTCGGTGAAGACACCGTATGTCCTGCGTCTGGTTCCTGCATTGTCAGTCCTGCCGGCATAATAAATGATTGCGAATGGTGCTGTGGTTGTAACCAAGAGGGAGAACCGAAACGACAATTTTACCCTTGTTGTTTTAGAACCACAGATGGATTATGTGATTGTCCGCAAGCACATTCTATAGATTATATCAATACATGTAGTGGTAGAGCAAAAGGCGATTGTGATATTGAAGGATTCACAAAATTAAGATCAGATCTTTTGGGAGATCCGGCGGAAACAGAAACTATAGAAGATTGCTATATTGACGCAAGAATACCAAGAGCATGTTGTCATATGGTATACGATAACTTAAATGTACCACTTGGAATAACATGTTCTAATGTTTGTAATCCTAGAGAATGTGATCTGAAAAATACAACAAATCCATCGACATATCCTTCAGTATATTCTAGTGGAGCAGTGTGCGGAAAGGCCGCAATGACAAAATATCCTTCTGCATATAATTGCGGACTACAAGTTGAAGGAATAGTTGGAGCTTCACAGAGAAGATATAGTTCTAATAATATACGACAAGAAAGAGTTGGAACCTGTTTCACTCTACAAAAAAGAGGAGATGAATATTATTATAAATGTGAACCGGGATTCAAAGACAGCTGTAAATCAAATGCATCCATATTTGTTCCAATGAAAGATTCAAGATTTGATTTTTGTTACAGCGACTACGCTCCAAAAAGACCACAATTTACACCAACAGGAGTTCTTCTTCCTCAAACAATGTCAACCAAAGATTTTAGAGAATTGACTTTAAATTTCGGTGATTTCTATCAAGGTGGTTATTTTATAGGAATATTCTCACCAAATAGTGCAGATGTTTATGGTTCTGAATTGACATCTTTAAATTCAAAACAAAGAATAACAAAATCAGAAGTTGAAGGCGTTGGTTCTGTAAAATCACTCAGTAATAAAAAATGGGCATTATTCATGGATGATACCTCAACGCATACATCATTATATGCTTCAAGTGAGTCATTTAAACCATTGCCTAGATTATCAAGATATGATGGGTTTTATAATACTCACGGAACTGAATATTCATTTGCTGGATTGGATGCCGCTTTAGTTAGACAATCTAAGAAAATACCACACAATGGACAAATAGATTGGTATATTCCATCTGTAAATGAATTAAAATTCTTATTCTCTAAATTAGTAATCAGTAGTTCTAATTATTATACATTCATTAACAAATTATATAATATAGGAAATAATCTTCCAGTATTTTATACTTCTAGCGGAATCAATCCAGATTACTTGTATGGTGGAATAATGGATTTTGCAAATTCCGAAATCTTCGGTAAGATATTACCAATTCATAAATCTAGCAGACAATATATTAAGAAATTTAGAAAAATTGAACTAGTAGATTGACATAAATAGTTTATATAGTATGCTATTTGAAAGGATTTAAACCATGAGCGAACAAACACCTGAATTCAGAAAAGATGAAATTAAAGAAGATAAGTCATTTATAGGAAAGAAATTAAGCATGGTGCAAAATTTTGCATCCGCAATCGCATCTAGAGGATTCAAGGACGAAAAGGTAAGTAAACCAATAAAGCAATTACGAGTTTTGAGTTGTTTTGGTAATCAACACATTGGCGGGGTTCTTCCTCCATGTGAACATCTAAAGCAGTCTTCCACTGAAGGGAAGCATTTCTGTGGTGGGTGTGGTTGTGGAGACAGAAGAGGAACATGGCTCGTTGCAGATGGAGAAGAATATAGTAAACTGGATTATCCAAAGTTAGCATGCCCGCTTCAAATGCCGGGATTCACTAATTATGAAAAATCAAAGGATGACGAATCAATTGAACCGATTACTCGTAGATATTACATTGAAAATATGTCATATACTGAAATAGATCAAATTCCAGTCACTACGCCTGAACCACCAAAGATGGCAAAGAATGCTCAAGTGGTAAATGATCCAAATAAGGTTCTACCTAAAGAACAACCACCAGAGCAACAATAAGAACAGTAAATCCGTTTAAAAATAAAAGAATCTCCGTATAAATAATACGGAGATTTTTAAATGGCAACACTCAGTTCAAAAGATGATCTTATCGAATATGCCCTTAGAAAATTGGGCAAACCTGTTGTTCAGATCAATGTAGATTATCAGCAATGTCAAGATAGAATTGATGAGGCTCTATTATTTTTCTCAGAGAGACACTTTGATGGGGTGGAGAAGGGGTATTTTAAATACCAACTCACCCAAACAGATATAGATCGTAAATATATCGAAACCAACGATATTGGCCCGATCAACGGTATAACTGGAAGAAGTCCGGATGGAAAAAATATAGTATCGGTTGTGAAGGTTTTTCAATTTGGAAACTTTACATCGATAGACATGTTTGATATTAGGTATCAATTGGCATTAACTGACTATTTTGGTATCAATAGAGGATTGGCAGGAACTCCAGCACTAGGCCTTGCGACATATGATTCGACAAAGAAATATGTTAAATTAATTCAAGATTTCTTCCAACCAGAAAAGGCAATAAGATTTAGTAAGGTAACAAATAGACTTTACATTGATGGATATCTAGACGATATTACTCCCGGACAATATATTATTGTTGAAGCGTATGCCAGTTTAGATCCTGAAAAATTTACTGAAATTTGGAATGACCGTTGGTTGCAGAAATACTCAACTGCACTAATCAAAAAACAATGGGGTACTAACATGGCGAAATATGACGGTGTTCTTTTGCCTGGTGGAATAACCATGAAGGGATCCCAAATATACGCAGAGGCAATAAATGAATTAGCAGAAATCGAAAATGAATTCTATAGAAGTTATGAATTACCTGTCGATTTCATGATGGGATAAAAAATGGCAGTAAATCCTTATTTCAATGATTATGTTGGGGAACAAAATCTACTAAATGATCTCGTCATAGAGACGATAAAGGCAACAGGTAGAGATGTAGTTTACATCCCAAGACAATATATGAATTTAGATCAAACCTTGGGGGAAGACACACAAGGTAGCAAATTTACTAAAGGTTATATCATTGAAATGTATCTTAGCGATGTACAGCAGTTTGGTGGTCAACGAGATATTGTTAGTAAATTTGGAATTCAATTAACAGATAGAATAAATTTAGTTCTTTCCAGAACAAGATTTCAACAAGAGATAACATCCAAAGAACCAGATATAGAAAGACCAAGAGAAGGTGATTTAATTTATTTTCCAATGATGGAATACCTATTTGAAATAAACTTTGTTGAAGATAAACAACCATTCTTCCAGTTTGGAAAACTAACAACATATAATCTAACATGTGAAGTATTCAATTATTCATATGAAACTATTAATACTGGAAACAGTGATATAGATGAAGCACAGACTGAAAGAAAAGAATATCTAAAACAATTGACACTAGGAATGACTGCATTTGGTGGTACTTTGAACTACGAATATTATGTGGGAGAAAAAGTATATCAAGTTTCTGGAGTTACCGGCGCCGGTGCGACCTGGGCAGATGCTACTGCCGTTGGTACGATTATAGAATTCAATTACTTAAGTGGTAGAACATATAATTATGCATATGTCGGCGATATAACTGGAACATTCTTGTCAGGCAACGAAAGTCTAAAGGGAATTACTTCTGGTACGGAATACTACATTAGCGGAATTACCGGAACCACCATTGCAATTGGTAGAAATCCAGAAACAGATGATCCAGATAGAGATAATGACAATATTCAATATAGAGGCGATTCACAGGGTATATTTGATTTTACTAGCACGGATCCTTTCAGTGAGGGGGGTTATTAATGTTTGGAATAGATTATAGTTATTACAATAGATCTTTAAAGAAATTAGTAGTTGCATTTGGATCTATTTTTAATGAAATATATCTTTCTAGATACGATTCTAATAATACTGCATTTGAAAAAATAAGAGTTCCATTGACATATGGTCCTAAGGAAAAATTTGTCAGAAGATTGACCGAAGCAAGTAGCATAACTGATGGAACAAAATTAGGAATAACTCTTCCTATTATTGGGTTTCAAATAACAGGAATGGGATTTGATCCATCTAGAAAATTGAATAAGTTAAAAAAAGTAAAGTCCACTACATCAAATTCAATAAAAACAATGTGGTCAGAAGTTCCATATAATATTGAATTTGGATTATTTGTTTTTGCTCTT